AGCCAGGAAACACTTACCGCACGTTCTCCTTATACTCAGAATGTAAAAGAGGAAATTGAGAAAATGAAACAGGAAGAACAAGCGGCTTCAGTCAATAACAATCCGTTAGGACAGATATATCAATGAAAGGGCTAACATTCTACGACAAGCAGCATATACAAAAGGTATTGGCTCAGCAAAGCGAAGTAGCCAATATCTTTAATCGATTTATTCTGTCTATTACCCCATTTCTCAAACAATGGGCAGATCGTAGCAGTGATAATGTATGGCTACGTAATCAAGTTGTCGAAAAATGTGTGGACCGGGAGTTGGATAAGTTGCAGTCTCTTCTTCTCACAAATCTTACAGTCTTCAATATAGACGCATGGAAGCGCTCTGAAATGAAGAATGAAGATTTTATAACAGAATACATCAAGGGTATGGCCATTGATTCTGTAAGGAAACAAGGAATGTTTGCTACAAACAAAGACGCACTCTCTCAGCTTAGGAAAGGGCTTGATGCACGTGGCAATAATCTGTCTCCAATGGTATGGAATCTTGCAGATCAGACAAAAACACAACTCGAGTATTATCTGCAGACAGGTCTATCTGTTGGTAGAAGTTCCTCACAGATAGGTCAAGATCTTAGACAAATCCTAAATAAACCGGACAAACGGTTTCGCCGGGTAAAGGATAAAGATGGGAAACTTGTTATGTCCCAACCAATGAAGAACTATCACCCAGGGCAAGGTATATATCGTAGTTCAAAGATGAACGCATTACGTCTTACAGCTACATCGACCAATATGTCTTATCGTACCGCGGACTATGAACGTTGGAGCGAACAGGATTTTATATTAGGCATCGAGATACACCGCTCAGCAAATAATCGCGGACCATGCAAGATATGTGATGCAATGGTAGGTAAATATCCGAAAACGTTCAAGTTTACAGGTTTTCATCCTTTCTGTATCTGTTTTGCTACTCCGATCACGATGGAACCGGACAGCTTTGCTGATTTCCTGCTAAACGATACAGTTGCGCAAGAACAGGTTATAACAGATATTCCCAAAACAGCAAAGGATTTTGTTGACGAAAATAAAAACAGGGTGCAATCTGCTTTTTGGTATAAGGACAACTTTAGCGAAGAAGGAGATTTGCAAAGAGAGAGAACTCCCCAGCCTACTACACCCGAAGTCATTAAAGTATCAAGAACAAAGCGCATCAAGACCGATGCTGAGAAAAATGATATTCAAAAAAGATGGGATGAACGATTTGTGAGAAACTTCAATCAAACCAAGATTGAGCAAAAAATTGGCATCAAGAGAGGTAAAGAAATGACTTTCGAAGAAGCTAATGAACTACGGGGAAATATAAACTTCGGCAAAGGATATGAATATGGTGTAAACTGTCAATCATGCGTTGTTTCCAATGAATTGAGAAGGCGTGGATATGATGTGACAGCATTACCGAACCTAAAGAAAGCCGGGAATATTCCTTATGAACTATCTGGTAAAACAAATTGGGCTTGGATTGACCCAAAGACAATGACAACACCTGTCAAAAAGAAAGCAGGAGGTGTATACGATATAACCAGAACCGGTGCTTTAAAAAGTAAAAACATAAGTGCCCTTACTAAAGATATTATTGAATTGGTAAAAGAACCTGGAAGATATCATATTGATTTTTCTTGGAAAAGTGGTAATTCGGGACACATAATAACTTTGGAGAAAAAGACTGATGGGAAAATTGTTATTTATGACCCTCAAAATGGAGAAATTGTAAACTGGGCTAATTTATCGAAGAGAATTAAACTACAAAATGGCGTTAATGTACTTCGCGTGGATAATCTTCTAGTAAATACTGATATTATCAACGGAGTAGTGAAGAAATTATAGTAGTGTCTCTGTATAGCCTTTTGGCATAGAAGTAATCCCCATAATATCTGCCGATTGTGTATATGGTGCTAAATGTCCAGTATCATCTTTTACAAGGATAAATTGAGGATATCCAATGCAGCATTCCTTGTCTTCTTTCCGGGATGCTGTATATGCCAAATAGCCTTTCCACTCTCCATAATAGGAAACCTGATCGAATCCATTCTGTAGAGCGAGGATCTTAGCTTTCTCCTTATATTCTTTCTTCTTATCCATATTGCAAATATACTCATTGATTTTGGAATAAAATATATCGGAAGGAAAAAATTACTCCCCTTATATTTTAATAGAAAATCGTTATGATAATCATTGATGCTATTAAGAAAGGCTTGAAAGCCGCTAGTGTAAACGAAAAGTACGCCTCTAAGGTTCAGAAACTTTTCAAAATCGAAAAAGAAGAAGATATTGCTACTTATGTAGCCTTATTCAAAGACAATATTCTTCCTGATCTTGAAGATACATCCGCAGTAGAAAAAGCGAAAAAGGATGCTATCGCTGAATATGAGAAAAATAATGGTCTGAAAGACGGTAAGCCAATCAAACCAGCTAAAAAGACCAAGAAAACAACAGAATCAGAAGAGAATGAAGAAAATGAAGAAGAAGATCTCGAAGGGGTTCCCGCCTCTTTGATGAAACTATTCAAGGCTCAACAAAAGCAAATATCAGAGTTAACCAATAGCGTTACCACCTTAACAGGGAATATTACAACATCCAGCAAACAGGCTTCAGCTAAGGTTCTCTTTGATAACGCAAAATTACCAGAAAAGTGGTTCAAGCGTATCGATGTAAATTCTGAGATATCTGTCGAAGATCAGATTAAGGAATTGGCAGAAGAGTATGCTGAAATTCGCCAATCCGCTGTGACAGATGAAATCGAAAATGGTAACTACACCCCACAATCACAGGTAAAAGACCGTAGTGAAAAAGAGTGGCTGGATATCATGAATAAAGAAGAAGGAACTGGTGAATCCAGCGGTGTCGCTAGTCTTGGTATTGAGTAATAACTAAATTTTATTGTATCATGTATTTAAAAAAAGAAAAAGAATTTCAGTACCATCCCGCCATCATTAAGATGTTGGAGGATGTTGTCGGCGGTGGCACTATTGCCCGTGCTGATTTGAGAAAGGCCCTGTTTGATGGACAACCATTAGATGAATTGCCGCCTTACTGTATCGCAGGACGTGATGAAAACGGTGGTTGGCATGTCATCAAGACAGCTAAAGTGACGGAAGCTGTAGAAGCAGCTGGAAAAGTCATCAAGGTAGCTAAAAATCATCTGTTCGCAGTAGGTGATTTTGTGACTGCCGGTGGAAAATTTGATGGAGCATCCGATAAAATTACTATTATCGACAAGAGTAATGCTGCTTATGACTCTATTACGCTGGCGGCTGCCATTGGTGCAATAGCCAAAGATATGGTATTGGTTACTGTAAAAGCAAAAACTGATGCCGGTTCTGCCGAGGCAACAGTAGAAACATCTGAGGTGGCGATTACGATGGCTAAAGTTGATCTGACTGTTGCTAATCAATCTTGTGGATTGATGGTAAGAGGTACTATTGAGGAACGAAATATGCCATTCCCTCTCGATGCTGATTTGAAGAAGCTTATGCCTCTCATTCGTTTTGTATAATCTATTAATTCATAAATCATTATGGAAAGAAGCTTAATCAAGCAAATTAACAAGAAAAACATGGCGGCACGTCTCAACTCCCGTCATGTAAAACCGATGTATTACCCGAATTTCTTTGGTGTGAAGAGAGTTACTTCATTGAAGTGGGAAACATTGGTTGGTGAAAAAGGCGCTCCGGTTATTGCTGACGTTATTTCTTTCGATGCATCCGCACCGGAGAAAACGCGTGAAGTGATCGGTAAAATGTCTGGTGATATTCCTAAGACCGCTATTAAGCGCTCAATGACTGAAAGTGAATATCAAGAATACAAGCAGTTACAACGCGATGCCCAGGGCGATTCTGATCAATTGGAACTATTAAATCTTGGTTTCAAAGATACCGATTTTGTGCATAATGGTGTCCGTGGACGTATGGAATGGGCTAGTATGCAATACATGTCACGTGGCGGAACCAACTTGACATCCTCTAACAACAACGGCATCGTAACTACGGAATTTGTCGGCGTGGGTATACCTGCTGCCAACAAAAAAGTATCTTCCGTAGATTGGGCTACCGCTTCTACTGCTGATGGTCTTCAAGATATTGAAAATGTACTGGCCGATGCAGTCAAGGAAGGTGTGTCTCTTCGCTATATTATTATGCTTACTACTGAGTTCTCTTTGCTGAAAAAGCAGAAAGCAACTATTGATAAGATTAAAGGCTGGATCAATCAAACGTCCAAGGTCGTTATCACAAAAAAAGTGATTAATGAATATCTTGCAGAACAAGAAAACCCATGTCAGATTATCACAATCAATCCGGCGCTCCGTATCGAAGATAAGAACCACAAACGTACTACTATCTGTCCGTGGGTTCGCAAACGTATTTGTTTCTTAGAGGATTTGCGTGTAGGTGATATCCAACACGGACCAATTGCAGCAGAAGATTCTGAGAGTCTGAGAAAGAAAGCCTTGATGGTAAAGAAAGATTTTGTTCTGATTACCAAATGGTCAACCGAAGAACCATTTAAAGAATGGACCAAGGGAGAAGCAAACGCATGGCCGGTAGTTAATGATCCGGAAGCGATATACATTCTGAAAGCAGACGGTAAAGCATGGGCTGCCGATGAAGCTACAGAAGGAACAGACAATATCCCTGCTAAATTCTTGGGTCAGGAAGTTGAGAAAGAAAACTTAGAAGCAGAAGACGAAGAGTAAATAGTTATGGCAACAATCAGAGAAACAATACTAGAATATCCATCTATTGAGGATATGGAAGGCTTCTTGGATAAGGTAGTCTTCATTAAGCGGGGTATCAACCCTGAAGCAGAATGTACTACTGAAAGCATGAAGCAGGTCGGTCTTTGTGTCGCTGATATGTATGCCATGATGGTAAACTCACCGGATTTCAGTGAAAATAAGCTTTCTATCACTCATCCCCGTTCTTTCTATATTCAGACTGCAAAGCAGCTGTATATAGAAAACGGGGAACCGGAGAAAGCTGCTAAACTTGGGAAACGAATCATTATCAAAGGAAGAGCTGGTAACAGATGGTAAAACGGTATCCACATACGGCAATAGTTACTATTGAGGCTAACGGGCGCTTAGTTGATGGTGAATGGGTTTCTGGGAAACTGGTTGAAATATCTGTCCCCGGACGCTACGACCCGGTAAGCGATGGAAGAATCATTCTCAAACATAATTCGGCTGGTGATGAAGCGCAAGTACATGGCTATTTCTACTCCAAAATGCAACCGCCGGCAGACAGTAAGTTTTTGCGTTTGAAAGTAGCATCAAAGGGTATTGATATACCGGTTATCTGTTGGGAACCTTATCAATCACATTCAATTATCAACGTATGAGAAATGGCATGACTCCCCTATTCACTTTTGATGAAATGGAACGCTGGCTTGAACACTTTCAAAGTAAAGCGGAAGATAAGATGCTTGTTTTCCTGCAAGCGGGTGGGGAGAAGTTTATACAGGTGGCCCGCCAAAGTGGTTCATACAAAGACCAAACAGGCAATCTTCGTTCTTCAGTTGGTTATGTAATAGCCAAAGACGGCGAGGTTGTCAAAGAGAACTTCGTAGAAAGTGATAAAGGGACTGATAAGACAACCGGTAAGTATAAAGGGCGTAGGCTTGCAGAAGAAGTATCTCTGTCTCATGCCGGTGGTTATATATTGGTTGGTGTCGCAGGTATGGAGTATGCGACAGCCGTTGAAGCAAAAGGATATGAAGTTATTTCAGGTGCTAATGCGCAATGTGAGAAATATCTAAGGGATACATTGAAATCAGTTTTTAGCAAGATTTGATTATGGATGAATTTGACGCTGTAGATATAGTTTATAATGCTGTGGCCGCTGCGGGCACCGATGTTGTGATTTATAAGGACAAATCGGAAGCAGGTGTTACTAGTGAGCATATTGTTATTAATCACCTGCAACTGAATGAACTTGACTTTATTAATAAAGTGCCTGTCAATATCAATATCTTCGTTCCCTTGAATGATAATGGAATGAACCAACGTCAACGAATGAAAGAGCTAAAGCGTAAGGTACGAAAATCGCTTGATTCAATCAATAGTAGTGACGGTGTATGTAAAGAAGTGACAGTTCTCTGGAGTGTTCCAATGCCGGACCTGAAAGAGAAATTCGCTTGTACAAATATCAGATTAGAAATTTTAATAGATCAATAATTATGTCAGGAGAAGTTAGACCTATTGCTATGGGCGTAGGTGGAATTAAATTTGGAACAGTCGGTGACGGTGTTCCCGGTGCAGATCTCAAAGATTATCCCCTTCCAACCAAAGGAAGTGTTGCATTTAACTTTGCAGATCCCAAAGAAGTTAAGATTGAAGTAGAGGGTAGTGAAGAACCTTTTTATGTTGAACTGGTGAAAGATACGACAGATTATGTCGAGTTCTCCATCCCTACTCCATC